CAACCATGAGAATATCACCCACGAATGGGATATGACGGAATCCGTCACGCTTAATGAGGACCTCGGTTGTTGATGCAGCCTTAGCTATCTCATAAGTCTTCATAATCTTAATAGTAGCACCTGTATCACCTTCGATACCCGGATTGTACTCTAAAAGGTCGCCTGCATAAATCTTTGCATTGCCCTTAAAAGGATTTACGAGAACTCCACCGACTGTTGGATAAACCAATCCATTTTTTGCGCTTGACTGCAACTTTACGAATACGTTGCGACTGCCGCCAATCTCGCCATGAGCCTGAATTAGTACAGTACCTTGGAAAACTCCCGAATTAAGAATCCTTTGCTGATAAAAATCAAGTTCTGTCATCTTTGATTAATGTTAATTGTTAAACTGAATACTTATTATTCGGTCTTTGGGTTGTGTCGTCCAACGATGTTGCCAACATCGCTCCAGTCCTCTTTTTCTTCCTTACCACTGCCATTACCACCTGCGTGTGGTTTATCTATTTCAATTCCTGCTTCCTTGATGTCTGCATTGTACAACCTCTCCGCTTTCTCAACGAGAGATTTTAAATCAACATTTTCACTTGGAATTTCAAGTTTTGAAAGGGCGGACTTGGCAAAGAAGTCGTTGAGTTTCAAACCTGCGTTCTCAAACTTTTCCCTAAGACCTTTTCTGACAGAATCCATTGTAGCGTGCTTCGCTCTCTCGGTCTCTGCTTGTTTGCGTGCGTTACGTTCCTCATCAATTTCGGCTCTAAGGCTTTTCAATTCTTTCATGATTTCGCTTTCGCTACCATCATTACTCTCGTTTTTCTTAGAACCGCCTTCTTTTCCCTCTTTTAACTTCTTTTCGGCATTCTCTTTATACTCCTTTACCTCTTTCGAGACATCAGCGTGAAGATTGCCGTCCATTCGCTTTAATCGGTTTGCAACTCTTTCAACCAACTTGGTATTTGCTTCCTCGTTGTCTCCAAAATCGCCTAAAACGTCATCAAGTTCTTCGTTGATTGTACGCTCGCTAAGTTTCAACTGGGTGCTTCCCAAACTTTTGTTTACTAATTCTTTGAGTTCTTCTCTTTCCATTAGTTGTTATCCTGAATGATTAATCGTTGCAGGAGAAGGAATCGAACCTCCGACCTGTTGGTTATGAGCCAACTACGCTACCTCTGCGCCACCCTGCGATATAAAAATAGTATAAATATACAATTTCGCAAACAAAAATATGTATAAAAAATGAATATTCCAAATAAAAATGTATATTTTTGCATAAAACATTGTATATTTATTCATTAATGAAAAAATTAGAGAAGATTTCAGGGTTTAATTTACCAAAAGGAGGCGTTGTTTATACACAGGAGTATATTCAGTCTTTGCGTGATTTAGACCGAAAATCTCCCGATAAACTCAAAATCATAGCGCAGAAAGGTGCGCAGGAAAGAATACTCTCCGTAGACGCTGATATTAAGATAGTTGGAGGTTCGCGAGGCGGCAGCAAGTCCTTCTCTGCTCTTATGGAAGCTCTCAAAGATATTCGTAATCCAGATTTTCACGGCTTGATACTAAGAAAGGAGAAAAATGACCTTGATTCTCTTATTTCGGACTCTTATAAATTATACTCCCAATTTGGAACTTACAACAAGTCGCAGAACGATATGACGTGGAATTTCCAAAATGGAGGGTGGTTGAAATTCTCTTATTACACTGGTGCATATCAAGATTTCAAGGATAGATTTCAAGGTCGTCAGTATTCCTATATCGCCATTGATGAGGGTACGCAAGTGGAATACAAGAAATTCAAATATCTGCTCACAAATAACCGTAATGCGGCACATATCCGAAATCGGTTTTGGATAACGTGTAACCCAGACCCTGAAAGTTGGGTGCGTAAGTTTATTGATTGGTGGGTAGACGAAGATGGTTATATTATCCCCGAACGTGATTGCAAAGTTAGGTTTTGTTTTATGGACGGAGATACGCCCGACCAAATCTATTGGGGTGATACTCGTCAGGAAGTTTATGAGCAATGTTCTTCTATCATTGATTCTCTTTGGAAGGACGAGTATGGCGACCTTGGTTATACAAAACTTGATATGTTCATTAAGTCCGTAGCATTTATTCGTGCGGACGTATCAGAAAATATTAAGCTTATCAGTACAGACGCTTCTTATATTGCTAACCTTGCACAACAGGATGAGGAACAACGTATGCGTGACCTTGAAGCAAATTGGAACTGGAAAGCGGCGGGCGATGATATGGTAAAGATTGAAGATTTGGAAGGTATCTTTGATAATTCTATGCAGCTTGACGATGAGGTGCATCGTGCGTCTGCCGATATAGCCTTTACAGGTGGTGATAACTTTGTTATGTGGCACTGGATAGGTAGACACACAAAAGACCTTATAGTAATGCGCATTGATTCCAAAACAATTATATCTGTGGTACAGTCAAAGCTTCGTGAATGGGGAGTTGAAGAATGTAACTTCACTTACGATATGCAGGGAATAGGGCAATACTTTAAAGGTTTTTTCCCTGACGCAGTACCATTCAACAACCAAGCTGCTCCTGTGGCTCTTGATAGAAAAGAAGAAGAAGGTATCAAGTATTTATATAAGGATTTGAAATCACAATGCGCCTTTATATTCTATACAGAGATAAAGGAAAGGACTATTTCTATCGAACCTGCATTACTTGAAAGAAAGTTCAGTGGTAATGGATTCAAAAACCTACCACTTAGACAGATTCTAATGAAAGAAAGAAAATCGCTTAGAAGAGACGAAATGGGTTCTGATAGGGGTTTTAAGCTATTACCAAAAAAGATTGCAAAAAAATACGTAGGGCATTCGCCCGACTTTTGGGAAAGTTGGTTTTATATTGAAATATTCAGACTAACAAAAAAGAAACATAAAAAGGTAAAAGGATTATGGATGATTTAACAGTGAACTACAGAGAAGTGCTAACAAAAAAGCCGTGGTGGCGAGTTACACCAAAGGGGTATATGCAACACAATGTACAGGAAAGAAGGGACGATGCAGGCGACATAACTATGCCAGAGGACCACTTGTATAGAATTGTTATGACACAAGCGGACTTCTTACGTGAATATTACCCATCGGCTCACGCTATCTTTGACGAAACAAAGTACCCAGACGTTTACAAACAAAACCCAGAAACAGAAAAGTGGTACAAACAACCCATCACACGCACATCTTTTGCATTTCAACAGGTGATAGCAACAAAGCATATCCTTCACCTCACAGGAAACGATGTTCAGTTTGAAATCGCTGACGGAGCGTTAGATAAATCCAAAGAGGAAGAATATCAAAAAAATCTTATCAAATTCAGGAAATGTTGGTTGCTTTCCAATATGGAGATAAGAAACTTTGAAGCTATCCGCTCATTGATGATTACTGGAGATGCTGCTGTAGTGGGATATTTTAATAATGGTAAGTTTGGAGCAAAGTCATTATCTTATCTAAATGGTGATACACTTTACCCTCATTTCGACTCTATTACGGGAGAACTCGAACTATTTGCACGTAAATACTACGATTATGACGATGACGGCATAGAGAAAACAGAGTACGTTGAGGTGTGGGACAATGTAAATATCTATCGTTATAAGCGTGATGTAAACGAAAGTGGCGTTTCTGCATTCCTCAAAAAGATATTCAATCTTAATGGTTTTGAACTTATTACTAAAAAGCCACACGGGTTCCCATTCCTTCCTGTTGCTTATGTACGCAATGAAGACGGTCCGTGCTGGCATGCCGTACAAAAGAATATTGAGGATTACGAGGAGGCTTTCTCTCATCTGTGCGAGAACAACAAAGCGTATGCGTTCCCTATTATGTATATGAAAGGTTCAGGTGATGACATTAGCGTTATTGGCGATAGTAATGGTGCTGCAAAACTCGTCACAATGGACGATAAAGATGCAGAAGCAGGCTTCCTTAATGGAACAGACGCTTCAAACGCTTTTGCGACACAGCTTGACAAGTCGTATGACCTTATCTATGAGTTGTCGTTCACGGTGAAACCGCCAGAGTTAAAATCTGGAGATTTGCAGGGTGTTGCACTCAAATTACTCTACTCCCCTGCATTGGAGATTGCAATGAACGATGCACAATTATTACAGCCATTTATTGATATGCTCACAAAAATGGTTAAATTCGGCATTGGTTTTGAGGAAAATCAGACCGCAACATATTCAGAATTGCCTATAAATGCGTGGATTTCGCCCTACATACACAGTAACTCGACAGAAATAGTTACAAATTTAGCAACGGCAGTACAAAATAAATTTATCTCACGGCAAACCGCTTCTGAACGTTGTCCAGACTTCCCTAAAAATGATGAGTACGCACGCATTATTGCAGAGGAAAAAGAAAAGCAACAAATGGACTTGCTTACACAACTCGAGGTACAGGATAACCAAACAGAGAATAATATTGAACAAGAGGAAGCCGCTGCACGAATTAATCACGGCAAAAGTGGTAACGATTTTAATCAACCAAAAGGTAGCAAGAAGAGAGGACGACCCAACGAGTTTCATACAGACAAGTGGGGCAATAGGGTTGGTGAGAATAATTGGGATAAAAATAAAAGATTTTAGTTCGTATGAGCGAAATAATTTTTACACAGACATTTCAGCGAAAGGCAAAGGATTATGGATTAGTAAGACCTGAATACCTTTGCTATGCCGCAATGAGAGCCGCAGGAATAGGGATAAACGATGCTTGGAACACGGCATTCCAAAACGCAGGTCTTACGTGGGACAAAAATCGTCTTAAAGCAGAGCAACAAAAGCTTGAAAATCTTGACGGGGTTAAAAAGTTTATAAAAGAGATAAAAAAGGAAGGAAGAAGCGAATCTACCGAAATTTCTGCTGACGACCTTGCGAAGGCGACATCAAAGGAAGCTATATTGTCTGATTTACTCAAAGCACGTAAGTTAGTAAAACAGAACTCAAAGGAATGGCTCGATATTACGGCAAAGATTGCTGATTATGCACGTATCAAACAGGACGAAATCAAAGAAGAAGACACAACTATCCACTATTACCTCCCTGTTAATTATCCGAAGACGTGTAAGGACTGCCTGATTTGGCAGAACGGCAAAGCGATAGGACCGAATAAGAAGTAACAAAAAAAGGAGACGTTTTAATGCGTCTCCTTATTGTTTGCATTAAATCCGCTTAAAACCACTTCCAACAAATTCCTCATTAATACTCAACAGCAGAGCACTGTCAAGAAATTCATGTGCTGTGGAAAGACTGTCAATAAACTTGTCGTTTATTACTTCGTAATTAGGGTATGTCTTTTCAAAGTATTTTGTAATCTTATCAGATACTTCTTCTAATTGCCGTTTTAGTTCCAGCACTTCACTTGTACCGACACTAACTTCTATCGTTTTCATACCGCTACACCCTTTCCAACTTTCTTTGAAAAGAGGTTGATGAAGTACACCTGTCCCTTGCCGTTTACCTTTGTCGTAATCGTAGTGCGCATTACTCCATTGTCGCCGCTCCGTACACCTTTCTTCAATTCAAACAGATGCGCCCAACGCTGGTTGGGTATATTATACCGCTCGCTATGACTACCAAGATAACCATTTTCTCTTAACCACTTGAAAAGCCGCTTCTCACCTATGTCATAGCCGTTCTGCTTGATGAGTTTGGCAAGCTCACCGACAAGACAAGAAGAATCCGAACCCTTTACAGCATTCGTGAATGTTACCGATGGCTGTGCCTCCTCAATCGCCTTTGCTTTGGCTGCATTCTCTGCTTCTAACCGTGCCTTTTCTGCGCGTGCTTCCTTAAGCCGTGTGGCAAGCTTGATAACCAAGTCTGGATTATCCGCCATTTCATCAAGCGTGGGTTGTGTGGCGGTCATGCCATAGGTAAGCAACTCCTCGATGCGATCATCAACCCAAATGGCAAAGTCGGGTGACAGCTTCTGCGCCACACGCAAGGCAATCTTGCGATGCGCCCATGTGCCTTGGTCGGTTACATTTCCTCTGTTTGTTTTAAGTAAATATTCTAAACTACAATTTTGTAGTTTACTTAAAACTTTCAGATAATCAGTCATTTCCTTACTATTCACGATACTGGTAAGGTTCTTGCTTGGAAAACCTTTCGCCATATCAGTAAGACAAACAAACACTGTTCCATTAACTTTCTTCATTCTTACGTTGGAACTTCCGTAAGAAAAGGTCTTGCTCAACCCCATTTCACACGGGGCATTGAAATTTTGCGTTTCGTCCATTTACAGTGATTTTGAACGATTAAACATTGCAGGGTTGATACACAATGAGAGCGTACCGCTACCCTTTGTTCAATGCTTCACTGTGAAGAGCACGGCTACACCATTACAATGTAGCCAAGGGGCGATACGCCTGTATCTTAATTTCCTCGAAAATAGACGAGCATAAAAAATGCCCCTCCATATTGTGGAAGAGCCGCAGCATCGTCCACAGTGAATAATTGAACGTTGCAAAGATACGAACAAATTCGCACACTTACAAATGTTAATCGTGTTAAATAATTATAATTCCTTTAATTTAGTATCAAATCGTTTTTCCATATCGCAAAGTGTCTTAACAATTTCATTTATGCCCTCATCATCAAGAAATACATATTTATTCTGCAAGTTTTTTGATTTAACAGAAACAATTACGGTTCTATCTTTGTGTTCTTTGATATAAGTGAGTACATTCTTAATATTTGCTTTTGCCTTTAACAATGTTATTGCTTTTTCCGAATTTTCTATTTTCATAATTTTAATCGTTTTCTAATTCCTCTTTATCAAAAATAAACTTAGTATAACATACACAATGTGCGTGATAAGGTGGGTACGGATCTCTAAATGTATGAATATACGATGCTTCATAATCACACTGATCACAAGGATATGAACTTCCTCGAAAAGAGCGAAACCCTATTGCTTTATTACGTTTTCCATATTCCATTTCAATTTTACCCCATACGAGGTTTATCGTGTTTTGCGCATTACGGATCACATTTCCATACGATGCCGAAAAAATACCCTTTCCTCTATGTGGTACTTCTAACACTTTACTGTTCTTCTTTGCCTCTTTTGTTATCAATGACCGATTGTAGGGGTCTTTGTACGAACTGCGCACGGCATTGATAATTTTCCTTTCGTCATAGCGCAGAGAAACACCAGCCTTGACCAATTTCACTATATCCTCTGAAAAGTCGCTTAGATACTCGCTATTGCGTTGCATATACGTCTTACCAAACACTTCTTGTTTTAGATAGTTACTTACAAACTCTTTGGTGTCTATTTTCAAAACCCTTCCACCTGCTTGCGAATAGGCTTCAACGTACTTCTCAATAGCTTTCTCTGCGTTGGCAGCAATCTGACGTGCTTCCTTTTCATATTGAGCAACATTTGACATTATTTTACTTTGGTAGTAAGGTCTGTATTTCCTCGCTGCCTTAACAATACTCTCTGCCGTCTTCCAAAGAATGTTTGCCACGTGGTCGGCTGCATTTCTTTGAGCCTGCGCCCTCTTGCTTGCGAACAATAGGCTGCGTTCTTTTTCACTTAGTGCCATATATTTGTTTGCATTACAGATTACATAGTTTGGATAATTATATTATGCTCCACCATCTGACGGCTAACCCAATCTACTGCTTTTTCGTGCATATCATTGGCTTTATTATCGTCTATTTCGTTAAGAGCCCAATCACAGTCTAAATGGATTTGTCTTTCTACGTCAATATCGTGAAATTTCAGGTCAGATGTATCAGAGTAGAATGCCATCGTTTCGTAGTATCTATCACAACCAACGGTGTCAAACGCGGAGTGATCAGCATATTCGACTACCATTCGACCAACGGTACTGACAACAATAAATTTTCCCTCATATTCTAAAAGGGTATTTCTTCTAAAGTAGCATCTATAGGAACATATAAAATGACCAGCCCACCCACGTTCTGTGCGCTTAACCATGTTCTCTCCATTTGTAGTAGAGTTCCGTTTCATCTTCTACCTCCTTTCTTCACTGCCTTTCTTGCTTTCATTGCTGCTTTTGCCGCTTTCCTTTCGGCACAAAGTTTCATCTGTTCTGCATTAATACGTCTGTTTTCCTCTTTCTGCTTTTTACGCATTAACAATTCCTGTTCTTTCATCATTGACTTGACAATCGTGTTCTGAACCTTCTCCAACACGAACTTAGGTGTATCTTCATCACGAATAAATACGGGATAACACTTTCCTTTATGTGTTTCGTAAAAGCGTTTTCTATCTTCCCCGTCAATTTTGATTGCTACCCTTGTATCTGGCAGAAACACATCACTATGACCAAACCATACGTTCTTGTGTTGCCGATACTTGACATTATTCTCTTCTAAGAACGCAATCACTTTCTTTAATTTTGTTTCATTCTTCATTTTTTCACATATTTAGATACTTATTAATTTCCTTCTCATTTTCTTTAAAGAATATCTTAAAAATAGATTCAACGTCCTCCGCTCTCATTATGTTTCCTTTTGTCCACAATGTCTTCCAAAACACCCAACGTTTTTCATCAAGTTTAAAGGATATATGAATAAAACTCATTGAAGTGGCGACTTCCATAAGGCTTATAGGATAACCACAAATATCTCCATCGTATTTTGCGTAAACTCTTACACCTTGCTCTTTATCAACCAAACAAAAGCCAAGCTTCGTTAGAAGCCAATTTTCAAAATAGATGCGTCTCATAGTTATGCGTTAAGCAACAACCTGAAAGTTTCCTTACCCTTTGGCGTTACAAGGGTCTGTACGCCCGCCCAGCCGTTGCTGTCGCTTTTCGTGTCCTTAACTACGAATAAATCATTGTCGTAATCAGCATGAGGACGCAGCTTGCCTGCCTTGTTGCGATACACATACTTGTTTTCAATCAAATAGGCAATGAACTCCTTCTGCTTTACGCCAATCTCTTTTGCAGCATCACGGAAGCATACGTTGAGACCTCTGTCTACCAATGAATCAAAATAAACAGCTTTAGGCTTTTGGACTTCAATGGTTCTTTGCTGCCGTTCTATCGTCTCCTGCTGCTCGGCTGCGAGCCTCAACGCCTGTGCAAATGTCTGCGGCACTTTAAAGGTTCCGTTACGTTTTTGCAGTTCAAGTTCTTCAAGACGGTCTATTATCTTCTCTCTCAATACGGCATCGTACCCACTTGCCAAAATCAGACACCCTTTGGGAGTGAGATTATAACAAGGGCGTGTTTCCCCCTTTTTATCCTTGTAATCAACCAGCTCAAAGTTGAGCCGGTTAATTCCTTTGCTTAATAACTCCCGAATGTCTCTCATAACATTCTTGTGTTCTCGATCCGTGAGTTCTGCAATTTCAAGCGAATTCATGCCGTTTATACCCTTAAACCGTTTTACTTCGTTTTCTTTCATATTCAATTTATCTTGAGTCTTCATTTTTTATAATCTATATGTTACCATGCTATACTACGTCCATCTGTAACCAACCTTATACGTGTTGGCTTGTACTTGAAATCCATAATTCTTTGTCGTGAATGTATATCCTTCAATATACATTCCATATACACCTTTAAGGAAAGTTCTTACAAAGTGTGTAAACTTCTTAAAGTACTTTCTCTTAGCTCCTTGCTTTACGACATTGAAAGCTGTTGTAACCGACAATCCGAGTTTTCTTGCTATTGTTACATACGATAATCCACGTTCGACGTATTTATTTCCAAAACCATACTTCCTACATACTTTTCTCGCAGCTTTAATCTTCTTTGAATTAAAGCCGCTGTGAGCGTTGTGAATAGTATGCTTACAGAAATCCTTACGTTGTTGCAGAAAAACGACCTGTAACGCCTGCAATGACCTCTCAACAGTCTTTGCGTTTGTGAAATCCATTCGACCGATATTCATGTTTCGCTTTGAGTGCTTGCTGACGGTTGAACGAATGATGAGATTGTCCTTTTCAATTAGGATAAGTCCATAGTCATTCAATGTCTGCAATCTCTTTCTGATTGTGACGGCATGAATACCCGTAATGGAGTGAATAAGGTTAATTGAATAATGACGAATGTTTGAGGACTTTGTGCGATGCTTGATTAGATACGACATTGCGAGTGCTTTCAGCAACTCTTTGTTGCCGAAACATTCAATTATCAATGATCTTCTAATATATTTCATCTGTCCTAAAAAGTTTGAGGTCATTAAACGAATCCGTGCTTCCGTTTAACAACCTCGTCTTATATTAAATAGATATGAAGTATCTTATAAGCCTTGTCCTTTGCGCACGGTGGGTAGAACTTTTGTACCACAAAGATACTACATTTGCAACAAATATACTACATATATACTATATATTTTGTATAGTAGTTGAATTTTAACTTATATTATATATTATATACCACGAAAATAACTACCTTTACAGCATAATTTTGAATTTGTGCTCAAATATAATATAAAAAAACTGAATTTGTCATAATAGTTTTTTCGCACATAATTCTTAATTTAATTGGTTATAGGGGTGTTTCAAAAGAGAACACCCCTTGTTTCACTCCTTACCTTTTCTCTACGATTATTTGAATTATCTTTTCAACTTGATTTGCTGTCCACTCATCGTTAAATGTTGGAAGAGGAAATTCCATAGACCCGCCCTCAAGTGCATGTTCAATAAGATATAGCACATCTTGTAGTTTTGCGTAATCCTGTAACTGCTCAATCATTTTGTCTGTCATCATTTACCTCCTTTGCCAAATTGATTAACGTCGCCTTGTGTTCCTCGTTTTTGAGAACCTCATCGGCAGCTTCTTCACTCTCCTTGATTTCCTCATCGGACATTTCACCCTTATTTGCCATACGGTCAAAATACTTGTGCATGAGTTTCTGTTTCTCTGCCATATACTCCATATCACCAACGACAGACGTGTCAGCAAACATACACGTGAGTATCATCGTGAGATTATCAAGTGCGGTCCCGTAGAACTCTCCATTTTCGTTTACAGGCATTTCGTCAATCGCCTTAAAGAACGACATTCCAAACACCCACTCAACGCTCCACGAGCCACTAATGGTTGATGCCTTGATGAACTGCATGCCGTTTCGTTCCAAACGTTTCTGAACATCACGTGGAATATTCATTGCATCACGTAGTTGAAGCATCTGCTCCTTTGTCAGTGTACGTGTAAATTTCTTAATGACAAAATTACCGGCATGGTAAATTTTACCCAATTCTAATCCTTTTTGTTCCATTGCTTAAACGTTATCAATGATTTTGTTTGTTTCTCGTCTTTTGGCAAGTTCTTGATGTTTTTGCAAGTACCAAATAGCCTTGTCAATATCTTCCACCTCTTTACCCTTTAATTCGGCTCTCACCAAATATTTGAACGCATTGAGTTTACAGAAGGCTTTTGTTTCGTCAATACCAAACACATCCTCCATAATATCAATGCACTCCAACTTGCCGTGATTATAATGCAAGGGGTGATTTACGTTCTCTTCTGTCATAACCTAACCTTCCAGATTTTCGTTAATATCTCCCTTCTTATCTGCAACGTAGACCGCATGAGCAATCAACAGCGCATCGCTATTCCAAAGAGTAACCTTCTGGTCAGGGAACAACTGTTCAGCAACGAATTTCAGACGATTCTTATATGCGGTCTTTGTTTCGTCCTTCTTCTTTGACTTTATACCAAGACCACGCATCCACGTGTTTGGAAGCACCTCTATGGTTTTAATCTTCGCTGCCAATAATGCCATTTGAAGCCAACCAAAGCCTTGACCGAACTTGAACATACTTGCTGCACCATCGCCCGGACGTGCGTGAACCTTCTCCAGATAACACACGGCATCGTCATTAGAGTACTGTTGAAAGAACTGCAAAATTCCACCCATTGTTTCGGGCATCTTCACTACTTGCAATACTTTGCCGTTTCCGTCAAGCGATACCAAGCCGCCTGCACGTCCCGGGTCAATCCCAATTAGTATCTTTGTCATATTACTCTCCTCCTTTCTTTTCTTCTTTTTCCAACTGCTTCCCGACAATGATTGAAGCCATAGCCAACGAAAGTCCTTGCTTCTGCTCTTTTGGTAATCCCAAGTCAGAAATGCTTATACTATAAGAGCCTTTGTTTATTATTGCACCAATAGTGTCGTCACTCAAAGGATCGTCAAGAAATGCGCTTATAGCATATAATAAACCCTTGTCAATTTCAACCTCAATATTACATTTTATCTTATCCATAAAACCTACTTTTTGCGTGGTTTGCCAGCTTTCTTCTTTGGCTTCTCACTCTGTTTAACAATCTCCTTTGCACCTGTATGACCAAAGCCGCCATCGCCACGCTCCGTTTCATCAAGAGTTTCAACCTGCTTAAACTCTGTTTCAGGTACTTCGATAAACTGCATCTGTGCAATGCGTGTTCCTTTTGCGATGAACGTGTGTGATACTAATTCATCGTGAACGTCAATAATCACACAGACGATACCCGTATAATCGCTGTCTATGGTGCCGAGTAACACGTCTGCATCAAGACGCTTTGTGTACAACTCGCACAACTGCTCATACATCACCTCGATACCTTTTGACGAAAAGCCGCTTCTTGACTTGATGATTGCCGCCATGTTCTTCGGCAGCTGCATTCGGAAGCCGAGTGGCAATACCTGTCTCTCATGTTTCAACTTGAAATCCTCTGGGACATAAAGGTCATAGCACGCAGCCCCTTCTGTTGCTTTCTTCGGCATAACACCGCCTTCAAGCATAATCTTTACTTCTTGCATTCAAGTATCCTTTCTTTAAATAATTTACCAGGAATAAACTTGATAGCTCGCTTTGAAGGAAGTTTGATAGGTTTTCCTTCCTTGAAATCGTACCCTGTTCTTGCCTTTCTCTCAATAACCTTAAGACGGAAATTATCACGGAGGTTAATATCTTTTCCTCCAGCAAGAACGCTGATAACAACATCAATAAAGTCGTCAATAAACTCTTTTGAACGGGTGATTGTTGAACCGTTCTTCTCTGATAGCAAAACTGCTAATTCTTCTTTTGTTACTGCCATAATTATCTTATCGTTTAATTTATTTTATTACTCACACGCTGGCATTGCTATTTCTGCTTCTGCTTCTGCTTCATCATATCTCCTTTCATTGCCACTCGTAACTTTACTTGCTGGTAATGAAAATCCATTGAGTTCTCGGTTTGCTTTACTAACCTCAAATTCAAGGTTCGTTATACGTTTTTGCAAATCAAGAATCTCTTTTTGCATTTCCAGAATAGTGTCATAATTATTACTATCATTAGCATATAGCACTAAATCTCTCTCGAAAAATGGTCTTTCGTTTTCGTTATCATCGCAGATGATGTAAGAATTTTCCTTTCCGTCAAAGAACCGATAGTTGATTTTGCAAGGATATTTAGGTAAATCCTTGTTTATTTCCAATATCTTGTCTGTAACTTTTACGTATTGACCTACTTCAAACTTAAATTCTCGTTTCATATCATATTTATTTTTAATACTGCTTAATTATTCTATACCTTTTGCCATATACCTCTTCAAGTCCTTTCATATACTCAAAAGCTACTTGTGGGTGGTTTGATGCAAAAACATCACGGAAATTAAACAAATCTTGCTGTTGAACTATGTACATAGCTTACCTTTTATCGTCTGTTATACTCATAAAAACACAACCATTTTTTATACGTATACTCCATTTAACATGAGGGTGTTCCAATTTTAATCGGTTTACAATCTTTTCGGTCAGCATATTATCTGACGAATAAGTTACATAATGGTCATATATTTGAATCTCCTTTCCGACATTCTGAAATAATTTTTGTATAAAGGCATCGCAAAGGCGAGTTGTTCTGCCAGTGCATCTGTACTTATCTTGCATTAAATCTTGGGGTGCAAAACCTCCTACTATGGCACTCATAATTATTTTCCTTTCTTTGGTTTAAGTTCGTTATATCGTTTCTCGCTCACAAGGAACGTACCTCTATCCTTGAATTTGAGACAGTAAAATCTGTTTTCTGATATATAGTATTCAATTCTTTTACATTTATTTCTGACCTGCTCTAATTCTGGAATTGAATACACGCAAAATGTCTTATAGTAATCAGGAAGAGAAGAATCCAAAACGCAATAAGCACGACCTCTCCACTGCTCAAAGAAGTTGTACAGGTCAATCTTATCAGGAAGTTGAAGTTTTTTTGCTGTTTCATACATATCACATTCAATTTTACCAGTGAAATTTGTAAAGTCATGAAGCATATCCAAAAAATCACTCATTCTCATTATCTATTTTGAAGTTTCTTTATCTCTGTATAACATTTTGCTATCATACTCTGCAACTCTGAATCATTCACCTTCCCTAATACAGAAGGAGAAATTGTTGAATCCATCAATAGAAGGTATATATTCGTGATAGCGTCCTTTGAAATCGTTAAATCATTCTGTAACTGACACATCTTCTCTGCCGTAGCATCTGAATATGGCTTTTTCAATTCATTAAGCAAGCCGTCAAAGCTTTCCTTGATAATCTTGAAACGCTTGCCACCCGTCATAACAACTTCGTATGACTTTTCGGATAATATCTCAACATTGTCAAGATTAATCATCTGCTTGCCGTATGTTCTGTCAATGACCTCGAAAAATCTATTCATTATCGTCGTTGTCCTCTTCTGAATTATATATATCACACGTAAAGTCAATATGAATCCCCTCGTGCATTTTGCCGTCATTTGTCATAAACTCGCCATTACAACACGTTGCTCCAATGCTTACGTTGTCATATCCCGTTTTATTAACAAAGTCCTTGACGGCTTCACCAATGCGTTTGAGCATTGACATCTTCTCAATCTTTAAGTCTGTTTCACTTATCATAGAAAAATCATTATTTAATTGAACCATTTGACGATTGTATCGCCACGAAAACCCTTCTCCCAAACAAACCACGCATAAGACGCTGCACTGCTTGCTGTTTTATCAAATTCGCCATTCATCGCGCATTTCAAACGTGAACTGCTGACCCATATACGCTTTGGTGGTGTAATATCGAACATCTTTCGTCTGCGCTTGCCCTCTAAGAACTGAACCTTAAAGAACATTGCGACCTTATGACCCTCTGGTATTATCTGTAATGCCTTTTCAACAAACTCACACCCATATTTATATGGAGGATTTGTAATAATATCGCCATTCCACTCTGTATTGTCATCGGAAAGAAAATCAGCAACATCGCCATATCCACGATTAATCAAATCACGGCTTACAACATTATATCCGTGCGATTTCAAAACGTCCGATATATGTCCCTCACCGCATGACGGTTCCAAGATATTCTTGTCAAATGACTCCAAATCCATTAACAACTCAACAGCCTTCGATTCTGTCGCATAATAGTCGTTCACCTCACGTTCGCCATCTGAATGATTGCTCGCTCCAAGCGTCCTAAAAACGCCTTCTTTATTTCCAATCCAATCCTTTCTCATTTTAATCATTATCCTTAATGAATGATTCTTCCTCTTCTCCAACTCCATCACCATCAACGTCACGGAAATCAGTAATGAATATAGGCTGCTTCAAACGCTCAAGCGTTATTCCATACATTTCGTAATAAATTCCACTTCCTGTACGCTTCTTGAAGAAATGGAGATTATCTCGCATTTCACGACCAAAACGGTTTGGTGTCGGAATAAGATGCTCATCAACGTCATTATCCTTGCAGAAACGGACAAATACCTCATACAAATCAGCACCGAGGATATACGCTGCATTCTCATTCGGCACGTCCTTGTCATTACGAATCTTATATGTTTTAACCCATGCCGTAACAGGCGAACGTGTGATAAGCGCACGAAGCATCGCCATTTGACTCCCTTCGGCATCAGGGAAACGGAATTTACGACGAAACAGCTCTTTCGTTCCACGCATAACCCAGTTAAATACACCTGGAAGCTCATTGCGAATTATACTGTTCGCAAGGTTCGGATCACGTTTTGAACGGGGGATTGTAATATCAAATGGAATAATCTGCATTCGACGCATCATTCCGTCGCTTGAATCATTCAGTTCGGGAAGAGAG